GCGGCATATTGGGCCAATCGTGTAAAGTGGAGTTAATATAAAAACAAATTTACCCTGCGGGTTTATGTCAGAAGAAACTAACCAAGAGGTTGCGCCAACTGGTAACAACAACGAAGAGCTACTTTCACAAATAAAGGCTCTCGAAAGTCGCGTTCAATCAATGGACGCAAAAAACAAAGAATTACTAGACGAAAAGAAAAAGTTTCAAAAGCTAGAGCAAACGCTTTCTGCAATGCCAGATGGTACGGACGTACAAAAACTATTAGAGTTTAAACAAAAAGCCGAGCAAGCGGAGCTAGAGGCCAAAGGAAAGTATTCAGAGGCGTTACAGGCTCGAGATCAGCAATTTAGAGAAGCAAGTGCAACAAAAGATGAACAGATTAAAAAATTAGAACAAAGAGTAAAAGAGTTGGAATTAATTACGCCTACTGTTTCTGCTTTGGCTGATATAGTCCATGACCCCGACATGGTATTAAAAACAAAACTTAGCCCGGAGCAAATCAAAAGGCGGGAAGATGGAACGGTAGTTGTTGTTGATGGATATGAAGAAACCCCAGTTGCAAAGTGGGCTGAGAGCTTACCAGATTGGCTAAAGAAATCTGACCCGGCAAGAGGCTCAGGCGCTCCTATTGGCAGAAAAACATCAGGTAACTTGCCTATTGGAATGGACAAAAACCCATTTGAAAACGGTGGAAACCTTACAGAACAGATGCGATTGTATAAAACAAACAGGCCACTTTATGACCAATTAAAGGCGGCGGCTAAAAATTAGTTGTTGATTTTGTAGATTTTTGGTTATTATAGATCGTAACTAGGGAAAGGTTGCGCCGGACCCTGTAGGGTTGCGCCCGCAAAATCGTACACTTTATCACAAGATTTTCAATGGCTACTCTCCGTAGTGACATGATCATCCCAGAGGTGTTTACGCCGTACGTCATAGAACAGACCACACAAAGGGATTCTTTCCTTGCAAGCGGTGTTGTTCAACCGATGGCTGAATTAAACGCTACTGAGGGCGGTGATCTAATAAATGTGCCTTTCTTCTCTGCAAATTTGAGTGGAGATTTTGAGGTTTTATCTGATTCAAGTTCTTTAACACCCGGCAAGATTACAACTGACAAACAAGTTGGGGTAATCCTACATAGAGGCCGTGCATTTGAATCAAGAGATTTAGCCGCACTTGCGGCGGGTTCCGACCCAATGGCCGCGATTGGTCAAAAGATCGGTGCATATATTGCTAACCAGAGACAGAAAGACCTTTTAGCTTGTCTAGACGGTGTATTTGGTTCTATAAATGCAAACGATTCCAACTCAGCTTTCTTTGATCTATGTATTGACTCTGAGAGTGGCGACACACCAACAGGACTTAGTCCAAAACACGTTGCTAAAGCTAGATCAATCCTTGGAGATCAGGGTGACAAACTTTCAGTAGTTTGTATGCATAGCAAGGTCTACTATGATCTCGTTGAGAGAAAAATGGTTGACTATGTTCTTGCAAGTGACGGAAACGGCGGTTCTGCAACTGCATCTGGTGGTACTATTGCCCCTGCATACGGTGGTGGAAACGATACAGTTCCAACATATTGCGGTTTACGCGTGATCGTGTCAGATGATGTTTCAACAACTGGCTCTGGTGCATCTACTGAGTATTCAACATATTTCTTTACACCCGGCGCTGTAGCAAGTGGCGAGCAGGCAGGATTAACAACTGAGACAGACAGAGACATTTTGGCTAAGTCTGACGCAATGGCTGTTGACCTACATTACTGCTACCACCCAGTAGGGTCTAAGTGGGCTGTTACAACAACAAACCCAAATAGAACAGTTCTAGGAACCGTAGCTAACTGGTCGAAAGTTTACGAGACAAAGAACATCGGTATCGTTAGAGCTACTAACGTATCTACTCAAGACTAGAGGTAACTAATTATGCCATCAGTATTTGAAGCAACAGCCGGGTCTGCTCTCGGTGTAGGTTCTGACCAGACAGGTTCTGTTACTCAGGCCACAAACAAAGCAACTGGTGTAACTTTAAACAAAGTTGCAGGAGTTATAACCATGGCTGACGCGGCACTAGCCGCCGCCGCTGAAGTATCTTTCACAGTTACAAACTCTGAATGTACTGCAAGTGATGTAGTTGTGGTTAACCACGCAAGCGCCGGTACAGCCGGGTCATATTTGGTTCAAGCAAACTCAATAGCCGCAGGGTCTTTCGCGATCACAGTAGCTAATGTTTCTGCGGGTTCTTTAGGCGAGGCAATCGTACTAAACTACCAGATACTAAAAGCCGGTTAATGGGAATATTCGCATTTAGGCGTTTAAGAGAACAGGAGGCCGCAAAAGTGGCCTCAGTTCCCCCAAAACCCAAAAAAAAGACCAAATCATCACAAGTAAATGGCAATAAGCATAACAGCAACAGCGGGAAGCGCGTCAGCAAATAGCTATCTAACTTTGGCTGATGCACAAGCCATTGTGGACGGTTTAGTTGAAGATGATGACGTAGCGGCTTGGGCTAGTGCTACAACAGATCAAAAAAATAGGGCTTTATATACAGCAACACAGCGGATTGACCGCGAAAGATTTTTGGGCGCTAGAGCTTCAGACACACAAGCGCTTCAATGGCCAAGAACAGGAGTTAGAAAACCAGACACTTTTACAAGCACCTATACAACTGGTTTCCCTTACCGGGTCACAACAGATTATTACACTGATACAGAAATACCAGATCAAGTAAAAAGAGCAGAAGTGATTCTGGCGGTATATCTTAATAACAACAAAGACGGTCTAGGATTGTCAGGTTTAGAGGATTATAAAAGAGTTGGTGTAGGCGGTGTTGCCGTTGAACCAGATAAGTACGGCGCTGTAGGCGCTGATAGAGTGCCGCCGCTTTTTGAACGGTACTTTACTGGTCTGCGAATCAGCGGACCGGGTAACATTTCACTAAAAAGGAGTTAATTTAATGGGCTACTATCCCGCCGCCAAAATTATCAACGATACAGCCGCACATACAGGCCGTTTCGGTTGCATCAAAGCATTGCAAGATTCAGTTATTAATACTTTGGTAGCTGAAAACATCACAGGTGATTTAACTGGGCTACAGTTCAAATCAAATACAGCAATCGAGGGTATCATTACTAGCGTGAAGCTAGACAGCGGAACCGTTATTGCTTATTTAGTTTAATGCCGTCATTTGCAAAAGCTATACAAAAAGTAATCGACAAAGTTGCGGAAATACCGGGCGTTGGTTCAAGCGTGACGGTAAGAAGAGTAACACCGGGGAGTTACAATACTTCTACAGGAGTTATTAGCGAAACAACCGCCGATACTGCTGTTAAAGGCGTTTTGCAAGATATAAATGACAGAGAAGTTAATGACCTAGTACAAGCCGCAGACCTAAAATGTACTGTTGCGGCTGACTCTTTAGCTTACACCCCTTCAACGAAAGATCGTGTTGTAATAGACAGCAAGGTGCATCAAATCGTCCGAGTCAAGACATATCGTAGTGGTGCTAGTGTTTTATCCTATGAGCTTTATTTAAGAACATGATGATTATCCCCCCAGAAAGAATAGGTGGACACATGGAGTTTCAAATAAACCAACTTCTCAGGGCTGTTGTTTTGGAGGCAGATGCAAGGGCAAAACTAGGTAGCCCAGTAGATACTGGTAGGTTTAAATCTGATTGGCAAATTGGAGAGAACGCACCCGACGGCAAGCCAAATATTGATGGGCCTTTTAGAACAGGAGATATACCCCCAAGAGGTTCTAATTATCCCGCAGGGTTTGCAGAAAAGATTGGGAACGTTTATCACATACACAATAATTTACCGTACGCTGAGGCTCTTTCTGGAACTGGTCAGGGCGTACCCGCTTCATGGAAAGCTATCGGGAGGACAGGTAGTGACCAACAATCTGGGCCGTGGGTGGACGTTATTGCAAAAGAACTTGAGGATTGGTCGGTACAGGAATATCAAAAAATATTGAGGAGAACTTAATGGCCGCAATAGATTTAAATACAGTTAGAAGCGTTATAGAGGGAAGGCTAAACACAGAACTCGCGAGTAGCCCCGCCGTCCCAGTAGTTTTTTATAACCAAAGTTACACGCCTACGCCCGGAGATTCCTTTGTGCAATGCCTGTTTAGTTTTGGAGAGGGAGAATATCTAAGTCTTGGCGGTACTAGCGATAGCAGTAACAAAGTTGTGGGTGCTGTTACAATCAATATATTTACTGGACAAAGCGTTGGCGCGGGAGCTAATTATGTAATTGGAAAACGTATTCGCGACTTGTACAATCGACAGGTCGTTTCGGGTGTGGTCTTTGACCCTGTTAACGGCCCCACCCCAGTTGCAAACCCAGAGCCAGAAGGTTTTTTCCAAACACAACTTAGAATGACCTTTGAAGCATACGAGGACTTATGACCGAAATTACAGAAGAAATGCTTGACATTATCGAAAAGGTAAAAGGCAAGCGCAACCCCGCATTATGGGACCCCCGCTGTGAATCCTATCAGCGATCACAGCAAAAAACAAAAACAACTACTGTTAACTCTTCTAGCAAGAGTTAATATGTAGCTAAACAACCCCTTTCTTATTTATCATGGCTTTTTTTCGTGGAGAGGAAGGATCAGTTAACTTTAAAAATGGTTCAGGTTCAACTGAGACCATTGTTAGTACTAGAAACTGGTCACTTACCATAAACAAAGAAATCTTAGAATGTACCGATCACGGCGACACTTCTAGAGCATACGTCGGTGGATTAATTTCCGCTACCGGGAGCGTTGAGCTTCTATATACGGCCGCATCAGGCAACGAAACAGAAAATTTAATTGATGATGTTATTGTTGCAGAAGATGCCGGGGACGCACAGTTTGAATTGTTCCTCGATACTTCAGGCGCTAAAAAAGTCAGTTTTTCAGGTATTGTTACCTCTGCTGATATGGGCGCCGCTGTTGGCGATTTAGAAGTTATTACCGTTAACTTTACCGCCAATGGTGCTATTACACTTGCTACTTAATTTATGTCTACAAATCCTCGCACCGTTGACCTTTTAACTACTGAGTTCAATATTCAAGAAAGACGAAAGTTTGAATTGAAAAATGAAGCCGGTAAAAAAGTGATCGACTTATATTTCAGACCACTTACAAGGTCTGACAGAATCGCGGCAAACTCAGCTACCAATAGCACAGACGCGTTAGCGATCAGCACCCGCATTCTTTGTATGTTGGCCGAGTTGGAAGATGGGTCAAAGGCTTTCGCTTTAGCCGATGCACCAAAACTACAACGCGAGCTACCAGAAAAAGTACTAAACGAACTTGAATTATTCTTGTTCGGAATGGACCCCGCCCCAGTTTTGGGCGAAGCAAAAAACGCCTAGAGCAAGATAGTTGGCTCAATTTTGAGTTTTTCTTATCTTGCGAGCTAGGAATAACCGTAGGAGAACTTCGACAACGAATAACAGACAAAGAATTTATGTTCTACGCCGCTTATTTTGAATTGAAGTCCGAAAGGGAAAAACGGTACATTGAGGAATCAAAGTCTCGCACTCGATAGGAAAACTTTGTGGCTATTTCAAATATTGACCTGAGAGTCAATTCACAACAGGCAGTTCGTGGATTACGTCAGGCTCAGGGAGCATCACAACAATTAACAAAATCGGTTGTCGGTTTACGTCAGGCGTTTGGGTTCTTGTCTGCCGGTTTATTGATAGCGGGAAGTGTCAGAAATTATTTTAAAGGTTTTAATGAAGCAGAAAGGGCAACAGTAGCGGTAAAAACTTTAGGGGTTGACGTTAAAGAATTATCAAATAATTTATTACAACTTAGTGGAAGTTTGGAGGGTGCATTTTCACAGACAGAATTATTAGCCGCTAGTTATGACGTTGCCTCGGCGGGTTTTACAGATGCCGCAGATGCCACAAAAGTTTTAGAGGCATCAGCTACAGGTGCTATTGGTGGTATGTCAGATTTAGGAACGGTATCTGACGCGGTAACAAGTGTTTTGAACGCTTATGGTTTAGAGGCAGATAAAGCCACAAAAATTGTAGATGGATTTATACAAACACAAAATGACGGTAAAATAATTGTCGACCAATACGCAAGGCAGATAGGTAGGATCGCGCCTACAGCGAAATCAGCCGGTATAAGCATTGACGAATTAAATGCGGCGATAGCAACGATAACTGCGCAAGGTGTACCAGTAGAACAAACTTTTACAGGATTAAACCAAGCAATCGTTTCAATTTTAAAACCTACCGGGGAAGCTGAGAAAATAGCCAAAAAATTAGGGATTGAATTTAATGCGGCCGCACTTGAGTCGAAAGGTTTTGGAGGAATTTTAGAAGATATTGCAAATTCAAACGCAACTACTGACCAATTAGCAAAACTTTTTGGAAGTGTGGAAGCTATGAAGGCTGTATTTCCTTTAATTAATGATGACCTTGTCAAATTTAATCAAAACTTAATTAATCAAAGTGATGCTTCGGGTGTGGCACTAGATGCAACCAATGAGTTTCAGGGTACTTTGTCTCAACAGTTTTCAAACCTGACAAAAACAATAGGTAATCTGGTTCGTGCCTTAGATGAAGTTTTAGGCCCCGCGCTTAAAGGTATTTTAGGTACGGTGAATGACATCGTACAAAAAGCATCTGAAGCTATTACCCTTATGAGGGATTTACAAGTCGGTGCATCTTATCAAGAGCTTGCTAAAGCCGGTTCAGACATAACTTTTTCTCGACTTGCCGGTATAAGTAATCCTTTAAACGATTTACTTGGTATCGGCCCAGAAAATTTAACAACTTTTGGATTAGAAAAACAAGGTATTGGACGTTTACAAAGTGCAGTTGAATTAGCTACACCAACTATTTCAAATGCAACCTCGGTAGCAGAGCTAGAAAAAGTTAAAATTTTGATAGAGAAGGTACAGAGACAGGCAAGCAGAATCAAAAGCGATTCTGCAAATGTAGGAGAATTAAATCAACTATTATTTTTTATTCAAGACACCAAAACATTAATAGCTGAAAAAGAAGCTGAAATACTTGCGATTGAGGAGGCTTCGAGCGCGACTAATGAAAAGATCACCAAAGAAGTAGAGGACAGAAAAACACTAATGGAGCAAATATTAGCCGCTAATGGAACAGAATACGATCAAGTTTCTGAACTAGCAAAATTATATGGAGATATTGGAACTTCTATTAGAACTGGAATGGTAGACGCGATAGAAGGTGCAATAAATGGCACTAGAACGCTTGGAGAAGTGGCCTCAGCAGTCTTTGGACAGATACAGAGGTCTTTGATTCAATATGGTGTTAACGCTTTCCTCGGGAGCTTAGGCGGTGGTATTGGGGAGTTCTTTAGTATAAGTGGGCGTAGCGCTAATGGTGGAGCGGCTTTAAGAGGTTCTAGTTATTTAGTTGGAGAAAGAGGCCCTGAAATATTTACACCAAGTTCTAGCGGAATGGTAAGCCCAAATATCGGAGGTGGTACAAGTATCGTTGTTAACGTAGATGCAAGCGGGTCAAATATACAAGGAGACGACCAAAGAGCCGGAGACTTTGGCAGGGTTCTAGCATCTGCTATACAATCAGAACTAATTAGACAGCAAAGACCCGGAGGCTTGTTAGCATAATGGCTACTTTTCCCTCGATCAATCCAATTTACGGAGTTCTTAAACGTAGTTCTCCTGTAAAAAAGGTTATTTCTTTTGCTGATGGTTACGAGCATAGGGTTACTTTTGGTCTTGCAGAACATAAAAATCCCAAAATTTATACTTTAATTTTTGAAGTTAGCGAAACAGATTCAGACACCATAGAAACTTTCTTGGACGCTAGGGCAAATGATAATGAAAGTTTTGATTTCACAGCACCGGGAGAATCATCAAGCCAGAAATTTGTTTGTGATAGTTGGACAAAAACAATTACTTATTTAAACAGAGCAAGAATTAATACAACATTTAGGGAGGTATTTGAGCCTTGAGTACAGCGGGTATTGTTAGCGATTTACAGAAAGTTAATCCAAGTGCTGTTATTGAATTGTTTACAATAACAACTGACGCAACGCTTCATGGTTCTGCAACAACTTACAGATTTCACGCGGGTTCTAATCTAGATGCAAATGGAAAAATAGTTTGGGCCGGAAATGAGTATTTAAGATTTCCGATTGAGGCGGAGGGGTTTGCATACAAGCGCGGCCAGATTCCACGCCCTACCGTGACAATCAGCAACGCTTTGGGAACTATTTCAGCAATACTTTTAAATGTAAACGGAACCACAGTCGGTAATGATTTAACTGGGGCTACTTTTACAAGAATCAGAACACAGGCAAGATTTCTAGACGCTGTTAACTTTAAACCAGTTACGACCACCAGTACATCAACACAAACGATAGCCGACCCTGCCGACGCGGAAACAATAACTTATACGGTAACGGTTGCAAATGTCGGTGGTATTAATATATTTCTTTTAAATGGTGTAAATAAGCCTACTTTAACTATGAAACGTGGGTCTACTTATATTTTCAATCAAGAGGATAGTTCTAATAGTGGCCACCCTTTAAGAATTAAATCAGATGCCGGTGGTTTGCAATTCACTACTAACTCGGGTACTGCCGGGAGTTCCGGAGCGACGGTTACATATCAACCGGGATACCCAACGGCACCTAATGATTTGAGATACTATTGCACTGTACACGGTAACGCTATGGGTAATACGATCACAATGAATAACCCAAACACTACAACTGAAACGATTGTTACAAGTACCACGACACAAACTAATCCACTAGGAACACCAGACCCTACAGCCGAATATCCTAGAGAAATATTTCAGATAGACAGAAAAGCAACAGAAAACAGAGAAGTTGTAAGTTTTGAATTAGCGGCACCAAGCGATATGGCCGGAGTGAGAGCGCCAAAACGTCAATGCACAAGGGCTGAATTTCCCTCAATCGGATTAGTTACTGGATAATGGATTGGAAAATTTCGGCACTAGAACACGCAAAGGAGCAAGACCCTAAAGAAAGTGTTGGTCTAATCGTTATAAAAAAAGGCAAAAAAACGTATTTCCCTTGTGGAAATTTATCAATGACGCAACACCAATGTTTTATTTTAGACCCTGTTGACTATGTAAAGGCCGACAACGCCGGAGAAATCGTTGCGATAGTGCATTCACACCCAAGCACACCCCCTACGCCTAGCGAGGCCGATAAAATAAGTTGTGAAGATAGCAATATTCCTTGGCATATTGTTAATCCCAAAACAGAAACTTGGGGATATTGTGAGCCAACTGGTTATAAAGCACCTCTGATTGGTCGTCCTTGGTGTTGGGGAGTTACTGATTGTTGGAGTCTTGTGAGAGATTGGTATAAAGAAGAAAAAAATATTGAGCTTAGAGACTGGGAAAGACCTGTTACCCCAGAGGAGTTTCTTGAAAATCCAATGTTTGAAAGTTGTGCTTGGCGCACAGGTTTTCGAGAACTTAGGCCGGACGAAAAACTAGAGAAAGGTGATTTGTTGTTTATGTCCATCTTGCACCCCGGATTAAATCATGTTGCAATCTTTTTAGGTGGAGAAGTTTTACACCATTTGGCCGATAGGCTGAGTTCAAGAGAGCCATATTCTGAATGGCTGTTAAAATGTACAGGTAAAAGGCTACGTTATGTTAAAGAAAATTAAATTTTATGGGCGTTTAAAAGATTTTTTAGGGTATGAAGAGCTAGAGGCGCACGTTAATAGTGTTGGTCAAACAATGAGGTTTCTTATAACTAATTTTCCTGAGCTAGAAAAACATATGGCCGAGCAAAGTTATAAGGTTTTAATTAATGAAGATCAAATCGACGAAACACAAATAATGGATCCGATAGGACAAGCAACTGTCCATATAGTTCCTGTTGTAACTGGTGCGGGTGGTAACTTTGGGAGGATTTTAACAGGTGCCGCGTTAATAGGTGCTTCATTTCTCTTTCCGGGTGCGGGTATGTTTGGTACGTACGGTCTTGGTGGTGCCGCCGCTGTTAAGGGTGGGATATTAACTGGTATTGGTACTTTGACAAGCGCTGTAGGTGCCGCAATGGTTCTTGGCGGCGTTTCAGATATGTTATTTCCTAAACCAAAAATGCCAGAATTTTCATCGCCCAATGACCCTAGAATCTCGTTTGGTTTTAGTGGGACTCAAAATACTAGCAGGGCAGGTACTCCAGTGCCTTTGGTATATGGGGAGATTTTCACCGGGTCTGTTGTAATTTCAGCGGGTGTTGATACGCACCAAATCTCAGCATGACAAAAAAAATTATTAGAGGCTCAGGGGGGCCACCATCGCCGCCTGTTCCACCACAGCCAACAAGAACACCAGATACATTGCACAGCAAACAGTTTGCGACACTGCTTGATCTGGTTTCTGAGGGAGAAATAGAGGGTTCGGCTAGCGCTTCAAAAGAAGGTCTTACAAAAGGAACCGCCGCTTACAATAATGCTTTCAAAAAAGATATTTTTTTAAACGATACCCCAATATTAAAATCAACTGCAAATTCAGCTAGTCCCGCTACAACTGATTTCAATTTTCAAGACGTAGGTTTCGACGCACGTTTTGGAACTTCTAATCAAACTGCAATGAGTGGGATTGAATCTAGCGAATCGCTAACTGCTGTTGGGGTAAATGTAACTGCCGCTAGTCCTGTTACCAGAACATTAACGAATAGTGACGTAGATGCGGCAAAAATTGTTATCACTTTTCCTCAGATTCAAGAGGCAACAGACAAAGGTGATTTGCTTGGTTCTACCGTTGATCTAAAAATTCAAGTTCAATATAACAGCGGTGGATTTTCAGATATTATTTCAGATACCATCACCGGACGCACCGCAGACGCTTACCAAAAAGAATACAGAATTAATTTAACTGGTAGTTTTCCTGTTGATATTAGGGTTGTTCGCGTTACAGCAGACTCAACAAGTTCAAGTTTAATTAACGCTTTTCAATGGACTAGCTTTGCTGAAATCATAGACGACAAACAGGTTTATGCTAACTCTGCTTATCTTTCTTTGAGATTGGATTCACAACAATTTAGTTCAGTACCAAGACGAAAATTTAGGCTTAGAGGAATCAAAGTAAGAATACCGGGGGCGGGTGCAGGAGGCTCTGGCACGCCGACAATCGACCTTGCTACTGGAAGGGTTGTTTATCCTGACAACTACGTTTTCAATGGCACTATGGGCGCGTCTCAATGGACAAGTTGCCCGGCCTTAATTTTACTCGACCTTATCACTAATACACGTTATGGCTTTGGCGATCATATCGTTGACGGTAATTTAGATTTATTTTCTTTCGTAGAGGCTTCAAAGTTTGCAAATACTTTAGTTAATGACGGTAGGGGAGGACAAGAAGCAAGATTTTCTTGCAACGTAAATATTCAGAACTCTAACGAGGCTTTTGATCTCATCAATGAATTAGCCGGTGTTATGCGGTGTATGCCTATTTGGTCTGCGGGGACAATTACAATTACCCAAGATAAACCAACCGATGCAAGTTACCTTTTCAGTTTGGCAAATGTAGACGAAGAAGGTTTTAAGTATTCTGGCAGTAGTTTAAAAACAAGACATAGTGTAGTTTCTGTGGCCTATTACAACATGGATTCACAGGATATTGATTACGAAGTAGTGGAAGATAGCGCATTGATTAACAAAATAGGTACAGTTGTTAAACAAGTTAGAGCATTTGCCTGTACTTCTCGTGGTCAGGCGAACAGATTCGGGCGGGCAATACTTTTCAGCGAAAATAATGAGAGTGAGGTGGTGAACTTTAATACCTCTATAGATTCTGGAATTATCGTTCGCCCCGGTAGCGTAATAGAAATTAATGACCCAGTTAGAGCAGGGGTTAGGAGATCAGGCAGAGTTAACGCCGCTACTACAACCCAAATAACTGTAGACGATACTTCAGCTACAGATTTACCAACAACAAATAGTCCCACAATGAGCATAATTATGCCTGATGGAACAGTTGAAACCAAAAATGTTGCGAGTATTTCTGGTGCTGTTGTTACTTTAGAAAGCGCATTAACAACTACCCCAAACGTAAATACAGTTTGGTTAATTCAAAATACAGCTGTATTGGCACAAAAATTTAGAGTTGTAGATGTGCAGGAAAATGACGGAATAAGCTATACAATCACAGCACTTTCGTATGTTGATGAAAAATATGACTTTATTGAAGAAAATATAACCTTACCTGATCGAACAGTTTCGATCTTAAATCAACCCTCTGAACCCCCAAACGCTTTAACAGTTTCTGAAAAAATTGTAGAAATAAACAATCAGGCGGTAGCAAAATTGATTATAAGTTGGCAACCGATACTTGGCGTTACACAATATCAAGTGAATTATCGTTTCAATAATGGCAACTATACAAGCCAAACAGTTTCAAGACCTGATTATGAAATATTCAATACTGAAGCGGGTACATACGAAATACAAGTATTTAGTTACAACGCCGCGTTAGAAATTAGTCCTACCTCAACCGATGCTACTTTCAATGCTGTTGGCAAAACTGCTGTACCGGGCAACGTGCAAAATTTAACTTTTGAGCCAGTAGATTCAAAAAACATTCGATTAAACTGGGATTTATCAACAGACGTTGATGTAATTCATGGCGGACGTGTTTATGTACGTCACAGCACACTAACCAATGGTGACGGTACTTTTACAAATGCGGTTGATTTGATACCCGGATTAGCAGGCAACACAACTTCAGCAGTTGTACCATTAATTGAGGGAGAATACATTTTAAAATTTCAAGATGATGGGGGACGTTTTAGCACAGGGGAAACATCTGTAATTGTTGATCTACCCGATACTCAGGGTGTTTTAGTAAGCCAGACTCGTAGAGAAGATTTAGACAATCCTAAATACCAAGGTACGTTAAACAACGTAGCCTTTGACGCAACTACGAATAGTTTAAACCTAGTTGGGGGCGGTAGTTTTGACCAGATTACAAACTTTGACCTTGTAGGTTCTTTAGATGATTTCGGTGGCATAGTCCCAACTGGTACTTATGATTTCAAAGATACACTTGATCTTGGGGCTGTATTTAGCCTTGATCTTAAACGACATTTTTTAACTGAAGGTTTCTACCCCTCAGACCTTTTCGATTCCAGAACAGCAAATCTTGATACATGGACAAACTTCGATGGCACAGAGGCCGTAGACGTTAATGCTGAACTATTTGTACGAACCACTTCCGATAATCCTAGTTCGGGTTCGCCAACTTATACAGATTTTAGAAAGTTTGCCAACGGTACATTTAAAGGTAGAGGCTTCCAGTTTCGCGCTGTTTTGAACTCAAATGACCCCGCACAAGACATCAAAGTAACCCAGTTAGGCTATACAGCATCTTTCCAAAGAAGAACAGAACAGAGCAATACAGAGATAGCATCTGGTGCCGGGGCAAAAAATGTAACTTTTGACTCACCATTTTTTACAGGTACTTCGGTTCTTGGTGGAAACAATAGTAGTCTGCCAAGCGTTGGAATAACTGCAAGCAATATGGCTTCTGGAGATTATTTCGTTTTGTCAAATATTAGCTCTACAGGCTTTACAGTACACTTTAAAAATTCATCAAATGCTAGTATAGATAGAAATTTCAACTATCAAGCGGTAGGATTTGGTAA